CGGCAGGTGGGCATGACGACCTGGGTTGCGGGTCAGTTTTTTCTAAAGACGATCACGCACCCGGGAACGCTGACGGTGCAAGTGGCGCATACCCAGGAGGCGGCGGAGTCGATCTTCAGGATCGTGCACCGCTTCCTGCGCTGCCTGCCGCCGTCGTTGTGCCGGGGGGCACTGAAGACGTCGCTGGTCAACGCGCGGCAGATCGTCTTTCCGGGGATGGACAGCGAGTACCGCGTAGAGACAGCGGGGGCGCCCAACGCGGGACGGGGACTGACGATCACGAACCTGCACTGTTCGGAGGTGGCGCGCTGGCCCGGAGATCCGGCGGAGATCCTGCAGGGAATGCGGGCCGCGCTTTCGCCGGCGGGCGAGCTGGTGCTGGAGTCGACGCCGATGGGCGCGGCGGGATGCTTCTGGAAGGAGTGGCAGGAGGCGACGAGGACGGGGATGGTGCGGCACTTCTTCCCGTGGTGGATGGAGACGGCGTATGCGGATGGGTGGATGGAGGAACGCCGGGCGAGCGAGGCGGAACGGCGGCTGATGCGCGAGAAGGGTCTGCGCTGCAGACAAATTGCCTTCCGGAGGAACACGCAGGAGAACTTCCGGGGTCTGGCACGGCAGGAATATGCCGAGGATGCGACGGAGTGCTTCCTGACCAGTGGGGAATGCATCTTCGATACGGCGACGATCGATGCGCGACTGCGCGAGGTCCGGGCGCCGGTGGCGGAACGGCCCAACGGACTGCAGGTATGGCTGACGCCGGCAAAGGATCGAGAGTATCTGGTGGCGGTAGACCCGGCGGGTGGGGGTTTGGAGGGAGATTATTCGGTGGCGCAGGTGATCGATCTGATGACCGGGCTCCAGTGCGCGGAGCTACAGGCGAAGTTGCAGCCGCTGGAACTGGCCGGGGCGGTGGCGCGGCTGGCGCGGGAATACAACGGAGCGCCGGTGGCGGTGGAACGCAACAATCACGGGTCCGCGGTGCTGGCGTATCTGAAGACCGTATGCGGGTACCAGCGTCTGCATACAATGGGCGGCCAGGAGGGATGGATCACCTCCGCGGTGACGCGGCCGCAGATGCTGGGGCGGCTGGGCTCGGTGCTGGTGGAGTCGCCGGGGATCTTCGCCAGCGGGCGATTGCTGCGGGAGTGCCGCAGCTTCGTGCGCAAGGCCAGCGGGCGCGCCGAGGCACAGGCGGGAGAGCACGACGACTGCGTGATGGCGATGGCCATTGCGCTTGCGGTCCGCGAAGAGCGGCTCACGGGCAGGGGGTTGCATTAGCATGAGGACTCCGGGGGGATTGTGGCGGTTCAGGCGGTGCAGCAGATTCGGCGCATGCGGGGCGGCGCGCAAAGCCAGCTGATGCTGGGCGCGGACGGGAATGCGTGGGTGGTGAAGTTCCAGAACAACCCGCAGCATCTGCGCGTGCTGGCGAACGAGTTCCTGGGCACGAAGCTGGGTACGCTCCTTGGGCTACCGATGCCGAACTGCGATGTGGTGCAGGTTACGCCGTGGCTGATTGATCGGACGTCGGAGCTGGAGATGGATTACGGACACAGGCAGGAGCGCTGCCGGGCGGGACTGCATTTTGGATCGCAGATGGTTGGAGGGCTTATGCCCGGACATACCGCGGACTATCTGCCGGAGGACCAGCTGGTGGGCGTGCGGAATCTGCAGGAATTCGCAGGCGCTTTGGTGCTGGATAAGTGGACGTGCAATTCCAATGGCCGGCAGGCGCTGTTTCATCGGAAAGGCCGTGAGAAGCGCTACAGTGCGAAGTTTATCGATCAGGGATTCTGTTTCAACGCCGCAGAATGGCGATTCGAGGATGCTCCGCTACGCGGGGCGTATGGGCGCAACGTGGTCTATCGGGAGGTAACCGGCTGGGAGAGTTTCGAGCCGTGGCTGAGCCGCGTGGAAGAGATGGGGGCACAGCCGGTCTGGGAGATCGCGGAGACGATGCCGCCGGAATGGTACGACGGGGACGTGGAGGCGCTGGAGAGGCTGGTGGAGAAGCTGATCGAGCGGCGATCGGGCGTGCGTGATCTGGTTACGGAGTTTCGGGAATCGAGCCGGGAGCCGTTTCCGAACTGGAACGGGGGAAATGCGGGGGCGAAGAAGAGAAGGCTGGAAGGGTTGGAGTGGGGCGATAGTTATCAGGGAAGGGTGATGTGAAGGGAAGGGCGAAGTGAACGGGCGAATGCCATGCGAGTTCTCGCTCGTCCGGTACGTGCCGGATCCGGTGAAGAACGAATTCGTGAATATCGGGGTGATGCTGCGGGAGGCGGCGCGGCCCGAGGCGCCGACGGTGCGGTTCACCCAGGACTGGGCGCGAGTGCGATGCGTGGATCCGGATGCGGACATTGCCATGCTGGAGGCCATGGAGGCGGAGATGCGGCGGCGGCTGGCGGAGCCGGAGACGGAGGGGACGGCGCTGATGAAGACCATCGAGGATTCGTTCTCGCATCAGTTACAAATGACCGAACCGAAGGCGTGCCTGGCAGAGAATATGGCGGCGGAGATGGAGCAGCTGATGCGGCTCTATGTGGAGCCGCGCAGGGAGAAAGCGCGGCAGGCGCTAAGCGGACGGCAGGCCATCGCACGCACCGTGCGCAGGCACTTCGAGCACGCGCGGGTGTGGGACCTGATGCGGAAACGCATTGCGGCGTCGGCGTATACGCGGCCGGGGGACTCGCTGAAGATCGACTGCGGATACCGGCCGAACGGCGTGGTGAAGATGTTTCACGCGGTTTCGCTGAGCGGGGACGTGGAGCTGGCCAAGGTGCTGGCCTTCAGCGCGCCGGCCCTGCGCGACGGCGTGGCGCGGGTGGAAAACGCTGAACTGGAGTTGACCGCGATCGTGGAGCCGCTGCGCAACGGCCGCGGCGAGGTGATGGTCGAGGAGGATGAGGTTGAGCAGTATCGCTTCGGCGTGGAGGCGATGGAGGCGCAGCAGATTCGGGTGCTCACGGTGAATGACATGGAGCGCGTGGCGGAGACCGCGAAGCGAGAGCTGCGGGTGTAGGGACAGGGTTCAGGGCACAGACTCAGAGCGCGAGCCTGAGAGTGCGGGGCATGGCAATAACGCCATGCCCTTTTCATTTGGGGAAAGAAGGGAAGGAGCAAAGACAACGTGAAGATCAGAGATCAATGGAGAAACGTGCTGGCGCTGCTGGGGGCTGGCCACAAAGAGGGCGGGCACGGAGATGAAATGGCGCAGCGCAGGACGGTGGCGTTGCCGTCGGTGCTGGCGCCGCATTCCTTCCCGGCTAGGGCGCTGCCCAAACCGACGCCGGCGAATCTGCGGAAGTTTGCCGAGACGCCGGTGGTGCGGCGGGCCATCAACCTGATCAAGGATCGCGTGGCCAGCATGGACTGGCAGGTGCGTCTCAAGCGCGATCGCGACCCGGAGAAGGTGGGGTTCGCGGCCAAACGCGCGCGGATTCTGCGGCAGTCGCTCGAGTTTCCGAACGCGTCGGATTCGTTTCGCACGCTGATGGAGCAGACGATTGAGGATGCGTTGGTGGGCGGGTTCGGCGCGATTGAGATGGAGCTGACCGGCGATCCGGACAAGCCCTTTGAGCTGTGGCCGGTGGATGGCGCGACGATCCGCATCGATCCCAGGTGGGACGGGAGCCCGGAGGCGGTGCGCTTTGCGCAGGCGACGGGCCTGGGGGGAACGAAAGCCGCGATTCCGCTCCAGGACAACCAGCTCATGTATGTGCGCATGAATCCGCGGAGTTATACGCCGTTCGGGCTGGGGCCGCTGGAGGTTGCCTTCGAGACGGTGAATTCGTTTCTCAGCGCGCATCGATTTGCAGGCAAGCTGGCCTCGAACGCGGTGGTGCAGTATGCACTGTGGCTCAACGAGACAACGCCGGCGCAGCATGAGCGGCTGATCCGCTGGTGGCAGGACGAGATTGAAGGCACGGGCCGCGTGCCGCTGCTGAGCAGCGAACAGAAGCCGGAGGTGCTGCGCTTCGCCGCGGGGACGGACGCCGATCTGCGGCTGACATGGCAGGAATTTCTGATCCGGATGATCGCAAACGCGTTTTCTCTGCCGCCGGTGCTGCTGGGGCTCGAGCAGGACGTGAACCGGTCCACGGCGGAGTCGCTGCTGGACGAGGCGTTTCACAGCGCGATCGTGCCGCTGGCGCGGCTGATGGCGGAGCACCTGACGCGGGACCTGTTCGCCAAGCGGCTGGGCTGGACCGAATTTGAATTTGTCTTCAACGAACTGGATTCCACCGACGAGATGCAGGAAGTGCAGATGCAGACCGCGTTGCTGGCGGCCGGCGTGCTGACTGTGAATGAGGTGCGGGCGATGCGCGGTCTGGCGTCTCTCCCCGGAGATGGCGCCGATATGCCGCCGCGGAAGGAGGAAAACGTCACAACGTCGATTACAAATCAGGAAACTCAGGAATGAGGGGAGAAGCAATGAAACTGGAAGCCATGGCAGTCACGATGCCTGAGGTGGCCGGCCATCCGAATCGCGCTCCCTTCACGGGGGTGCTGACGCTGGTGGATGAGCCGAGCACGAAACCGCCGGCGGGAGCGCGCGGGCATCGCGTGATTCTGACGCGCGGCGCGGCTCTGGCGGCGCTGCCTTCTCTGCTGGGGATGGCGGTGGACTACGCGCCGGCGTGGGACGGACACGACGCCCGGCGCAAGTGCGGCATCATCACCCGCGCGGATCTGGAGGGCCGGCGGCTGCAGGTAGCCGGTTATTTATTCGCGAAGGATTTTCCCGAGGTGGAGCGGCAGATGCGCGAGTGTCTGCAGGGCGCCATGGGGATGTCCTGGGAACTGGCCGACGCCCATGTGGAGGACATGGGGGCGGAGATCTGGACGCTGACACGCGCAACTTTTACCGGGGCGGCGATTCTGCTGCGGGAGAAGGCTGCGTATCGCAACACGTCGTTCGAGCTGGGCGCGCCGCGCTGCCGCTCGATCATGACCCGGCCCGCGCAGCGCGAGAGCGTGCATGCGGGCGCAACAAGACGCTTCCGGGAGGGAGCAGGCAATGCCTTCCCGCGGAGAGAAGCAGGAAAGGAAGAAACATGGAATCACAGACAGGCGAAAACATGGTCGCGCTGACCGAGGGCATGGAGCGCATGGAAGCGCGCCTTGAGGCAGCGGCCGCTCTTTTCGAACGGTCGGCGGCTCTGATCGAGCAGCAGGAGAGCGAGAGGACCGGCGAGGTGCGGAAGATCGTCGCAGCCGTCGAGACCAGCCGCGAAGCGGAGCTCCAGAAGAAGCTGGATAGCGCCGAGCAGCTGATCGCGGAGCTGCGCGCGCAGATCGGGACGCAGATCGAGACACAAACCCGGGCGCAGATCGAAACACAGCCAAAGACGGCGCGCAGGACCGTCCCGGTGTCGACGGCGCAGTTCCTTGCCAAGCAGGGGATCGCGTCGCTCGAGTCCTTAGAGGCGGGCACGCTGGACGCGGCGCTGACGGGGCTAAGCCTTGAGCAGCGGATCGCGGTCAAGGCGCAGCTGCTGCGCGCGGGAGTGGTCGGCTAGTCCGCCCCGTCCGAGTGAAGGTGAAGGCCGGCCGGAGCGCCGGCTTTTTTGTTGCCAACCGATTTCTTTCATGAAAGGTAGCTATGACAGCCAATTTTCTCGACATTCACGCCGCCGCGGATTACATCGGGCCCGGCGCCATTGAAGTTCCTTTGTACCAGACCGAGATTCTGGACATCGTGCGCCGGAGAAACATGTTCGGCCAGCGCATCAAGCAAGTGCCGGCCACCGGGCATCCGTCGCGGTACTTCGAGCAGACAGCGATTCCGAATCCCGGGACCGCCGGCTTTGTGGATCCGCGTAACATCGTGGCGCCCACGGTCACGCCGACCCGCGTGGAGCGCAGCGTGCCTTTGAAGGCCATCGTCGCGCAGCTGAACTACAACCTGTTCGACATGGAACTGGGCTCGCAGCAGAAGCAGTTCGCGTATCTGCAGGCCAAGGACCTGGTAGACACGATCGACGGCGTGATGGTGGCGCATGACATTGCGCTGTGGAACGGCAGCGACACATCGCTGGCCACGCCAACCACAATGCAGTACTTCGGCGCCGCTGGGCAGATCGCCGCTGGAGGCAACACGACGACCATTGCGACGACGGCGAGCATCACGGACGGTCTGAAGTCGACGATCGCTCTGATGTGCGCCAACACCAGCTATGCGGTGCGGCCGACGGCGATCTACGCTAACCCGGTTCTTCTCGACCTGCTCGATCGCGAGATGAAGTCGGAGTTCAACGTGGTCCTGAACACGAAGGAGATCGCTGCCGGATTCACGGTGAAGATGCTGACCACGCAGGCCGGCGAGCTGCCGCTGATTCCGGAGTGGTCGCTGGCCTACACCGGCACGCCTGGCACCGGCAATGCAGTGCTCCCGGCCTACATAGTGACCGAGGATCTGATCGAGTACCACTGGCTGAGCGATCCCAATCCGCGCGTCTTCCAGCTCGGACTGCCGGGCTCGCTGGCTTCGCAGCACGTGGTGGTGAAGTTCGGCGCGCCGGTAGTGAAGGGCGCGAACTACGCGCACTATCAGGTGCTCGTCGACCGGTAGTCGCAAGCTGAGAAGCGGCCGGCCATCAGTGAAGGCACGGCCAGCAACAGGCAAACCAGCCGCTGCTGGCCGTCTTCCCCGACCGGTTCGTCGCTGACCGCTCTTTCCCTCACCGGTATATTGCCGGTCGCTTTTTTCGCAATGGAGACCTTATGAGTTGCTATCTACAGCCAACCGAATACCAGACGTATGGGCTGGCTTCCGATGTAACCGGTGACTGGATCACGGCGGCGTCATCGCTCATCGACAGCTATTGCCGCCGCACCAGTCTCAACCCTACGCAGTACACCGAACGGCTGCGCATCGTCGAGGGATCGCAGACGGCGCGGCTGAGTCATCTGCCCCTGGCTGCGATTGCGCCGGCGATGCTGCCATTCGTCTCGATCCAGGCTCGTTATGCAAAGCCGCGGCGCGGTCAGACGGTGTATCCGCTGCAGGAAGAGGTGCTTTGGGCATTCTCTCTGCCCGGCGCGTGGACGACAGTCGACCCCACGACGGTAGACTTCCTGGCCGATACGGGCGAGCTGATCTTCCCGCTCAATATCCTCGGTCTTCCTTACAACGAAGTCCAGGTGACGTACACGGCGGGGCTCGCAACCATCCCCAGCGCGGTGAAGTGCGCCTGCGCGCAGATAGTGAAGAACGCCCAGGCCACGCCGGGACTGAACGTCAAGGCCTCGAAGATCGACACCCTGCAGCTGCAGTATTTTGGAGGCTCGCTGGTGGACGCGAGCGTTGCGGCGATGCTCCAACCCTGGGTTTCGACGAGGCTGGGATAAGCCATGGCCGATCTCAGCACACAGAATCCGAGCGGCATGGCGCAGCGCGTGGCAACAGCACTGCTGCGGGCGAGCGGCGGGACAACGGCCTGCCTGCAGGTGCCACCCTTACAGGGCGACTCGACGAATGGGGGCCAACTCGGTCTCGATGCGCCGGGCTTTCTGTCGCTTCCGCTTGCGCCGGCGGTGTTTCGCAAAGCGCGGGTGGCGATGCAGGACGGGCAACTTCCCAGGTATGAGCTGCTGATCTCAGCCGATGCGGTTGCCGCTCAGGTGACGCAGCTGCAGCTAAGTTCCGCCCAGGCTCTGTTTGCCATGGCCAGCGGAGTGGTGGTGGCGGGCAAGCTCTTCCTGATCGAGGCGGCGTCCGCCTCGGAGAGTCAGGGGCAGGCTTATTTATATCGGCTGCTGTTACAGGAAGCCTGCGGCCAGTGGCCCGCGTAACCGGGCTCAGGGCGCAGAGACTCGGGAAACCGCAACCGCGCTGAATTTTGCGCTCGCTGCCCCCCCGCGCAACGGGAGGCGCGGGATCCGTTCCGCCAAACACTTTCGAGCTCTGAGCCCTTTGCTCTGCGCTCTGTTTCAAGGTGACCTATGCAAAACGCAAAAGATACGTTCTACATCACGCTGCGCAGCCGGCTGGCAACGGTAAATCCGGACCGCACGATGACGCTGCGGGCGGTGACACGTCCCGGCATTCTGGTCGCGGACGCCGAGGCTCCCATGCCGCAACCGCTGCTCGATGCCTTCACGCTGAGCTGGACCGGAATGCAGGCCGACCTGCAGCTGCCGGCGATTCTGGCACAGATGACGTGCGAAATCCAGTACTCGACGGCGGGAACCCAAATGAATGTGGGACTCGATCGCGGACGAGCGCTGGAAGAGATGGACTACGAGGTGCTGAAGCTTTTGTATCCGTATTCGGCACAAA